GTTCGATCTGATGAGATCTTCTTATCTAAGAAGGTATCAAAGGATTAACTAGGTATGGAATCTTGTCTAAATCCTCAGTTTGTATCCCCTTTGTTGCAATACCGATGTATATGCTTCCGCATACACCTCTATATTCTCGAAGAAGGGACATAAACGGATGACGGGAGATATCCGGGTTCTCGTTGCATTCCAAGACAAGCCCTAAGGTCCCCATATCCGGAATGGACATAAGTTCATTAGTATATAGGCCCTTTGCTCTTGATTTTATGTATTCTAATCGTATATTGTCAAAACTTGACTTTATATTTATAAGATTACTCTCATCCCATATCTTTTGTGTTACCCTAAATTGGGGCACTGAGAACGGAAATGAGATCAATTGCATAACTTTCTTAGAGGTGCTACCTTTAGGGTAGATCTCTTTGAGAGCATCTTGGACGGGTTGAGGTACATCATTACTGATGATATCCCGCTCGTTGCACAGTTTTAACAAATTAGGAAATAGAAGGTAATCTTTTATTGCTGACTCGATTGCATCATAAGGTACTGGGGAAATCTCCTGACCGTTAAAGAAAAGTCTTTTAGCTATTTCTGCAGAGCAGGGTTTACACCTTGACTCTAAAGATTTTGCTACTGAGATCTTAACTTTTATACGGTTGAGAAAACTTTGGTACTCTTTTGAAACTTTCTCGTCAAAGATAGTAACATCGTCTCCTATTATGCAATAGTTTTTAAATCTGGATAATCCACATTTAAGTGCTAGAGCCTCTATTAGGATATGATGCGTTAAAGCAAAAGATGCCCATGAACTTAGAAAGCCCATGGGTTGTCCAACACTATAACGCACAACTCTGTTATCATCAACTTTAAAATCCCTATCTACCATAAGTTTTCTCCATAGACTTGATACTGAAGGATTGTACAAACCTGATAGTACTCTCTCTTGTAAGTAAATAGGAAACCTATCTGTAGCGGCTGTTAAGTCAAAAGACCCAACATACGATGCATCAAGAGTTTTACTCTTTACTAACTGTGAGATTCTATTATGGGATGACGTTCCATCAGTTCTAAGTTTATTTAGACAACGATATAGTGACTTATGTAAAGGCTTTAATGCATCTTGCGTAAAGTAGTCTCCTATAGCTATAACTCTAGTCTTGCATCCACCTTCGGATATAAATCCTATTTTGGAATGCTCACAATTGTTATATCTATCAGATTCAAACTTTGTTGCAAACTGCATCATTGTCTCAACATGCTTCATCATATTTAGCTTTCTAGTCATTCTATCTTCAATTAGTTTGTCAGACTCAAACACGATTAAGTCTAATTCAGGATATAAATCCTGTTTTAGACTAACTTCTTGTTTGGCCTTTCCAACACAAATTTTAGATATTTCTGAATGGAATGCTTTTACGGTTTCAAGGATTCCTGATTCCTTAATTGAATGATAATCTTTGTCTAAGTGTAATAAAGCTAGTCCGTTTGGACCTTTCTTACTACTCTTATGCATAGACTCATCACTTATATAAGGTCTCAGAAAATACCTGTATCTATCTATTATTTTGTCAAAATATGGCATAAAGTCTGATAGGTCTTCACCTGTAGACTGTTCCGTGATAGTTGATGTGTCTTTTGATACTTCATCGTATATTTGCACGTAGGACCTTAATAAGGTCAAGCATGCTCTTCTACGTCTTATATCTTTTGATTTCAGAAATGGAATAAAAGGATTGAGGTCCTTTGGGATCCCACTCGAATCAGATTTACAGTAAGGAATAACTATAATTTCGAGATCAAGAGTAACTCTTGTCGCTAGATCATAATAGTCCTTTAGTCGCTTACAAGTCCACCTCGGACCGTTAGTGATTAGATAATCATTTGCGATCTTTTGATAAGAACCTGCTAAGATATCGATATTACAATCGAATAGAGAGTTGATTATCTTCCGAAAGGAAGGTCCAACTCGCACCCGGGAACATTTGT